ATTCCATCAATAAAAAAAATGTGAATAATTCACCAACATTTAAATATCATTCTGAATTAATAAAAAATTGGATGAAAGATACTACAAAAAGACAACAAGATTTATTAGTAGATAAATCAAACCAAGTATCAGATAATGTACAAAAATTTTCTGGAAATACATGGTCTCGCATTAGAAATTTGTAATTTATTTAGTATAATTATTTATTATAAAAATACAACTGATATATCATCATATGATAATATAAACAAATACAATTTATATCATCATCGAGTGCAAAATATGTATAAAAATCCATATAAAAATATGCCATATATATTATTTAGGAATGTCAGAAGTCGCCGCACAAGATCCAATATTAACACCAAGTGAATCACGCTACGTCATGTTTCCAATACAAGACAATGAAATATGGCAAATGTATAAAAAACAAGTGGATTGTTTTTGGCGCGCGGAAGAAATCGATTTCTCAAAAGATTTGACAGATTGGAACACCAAGTTAAATAATGATGAACGATATTTTATAAGTATGATATTGGCTTTTTTTAGTAATGCAGACGGTGTAGTATCTGAAAATTTGGCAATGAAATTTATGAATGATGTGCAACTTTCGGAAGCGCGCGCATTTTATGGGTTTCAAATAGCAATGGAGAATATTCACTGTGTGGTTGGAAGCACAAAAATATTAACGGATAAAGGTTATTATCATATTCAAGATATTGTGGATAAAACAGTGAATATATGGAATGGCGAAGAATTTACAGAAGTAGATATAAAATATACTGGACATCAAGCTATTTTTAAAGTAAAATTATCAAATGGTATAGAATTAGATTGCACATCTGGTCATAAATGGTTAGTCATTCAAGGAGATACTTCTAAACCAGACCGCATTGAAACGAATAAATTACAAATCGATGATGTACTTGCAAAATTTGATTTACCAGTTGCCAATTTTGAAGATCCTGATGAATTTATGAATCCATATATGCACGGTTTTTTCTGCGCAGATGGTGCGTATGTCAATAATTTGTCAATTGTTTATTTATATGACAATAAAAAAGACTTGTTATCTTATTTTAATTATCATTCTATTTCAACCATAAATGATATGTATAAAATTGACATTAGTGAATATATCAATAAAGAAAAAATGGAAGTGCCGATTAATTATAATGTGGAAACGAAACTACGTTGGTTAGAAGGACTTATGGATGCAGCTGGTAGTATAAATCTCGATGATAATTTTGATTTTTCATCTATACAATTGATCTTATATAATGCTCATTTTACAAAAAATGTTCAATTATTATTAACTACATTAGGTGTTCAATCTGTTGTAAATGAATTCGCAGAACCAACTCAAACATTATTACCCAAAAATGATGGTACAAGTGAATATGCTGTATATAATTCGAATAAAAGTTATGTCCTCTACATGAGTGATAAATATGTATCACAACTAATGAATATGGGATTACAAACAAAGCGTTTGCAATTAAACGCATGTCCCTTCAAAACAAATAATTCTGCAGATGGAGTGAATATACAACCAGATTTACCTATATATGTGAAAAGAATACAACATATTTCAGAGAATGAAGCTACCTATTGTTTTAATGAACCGAAACTACATACCGGTATTTTTAATGGCATATTAACGGGACAAAGTGAAACTTACAGCATTATGATTGATACATATATTAAAGATAAAGTTCAACAAAATAAGATGTTCAATGCAGTCGAACATTTTCCATGCATTGCAAAAAAAACGACATGGGCAAAAAAATGGATTTCAGATAAAAAAAGTCCTTTTGCTGCACGTCTCGTTGCATTTGCAGTTGTGGAAGGCATATTTTTCAGTGCATCTTTCGCATCAATATATTGGCTTAAAAAACGCGGTTTATTGCCTGGATTAACTTTTTCAAATGAATTAATAAGTAGGGATGAAGCAATGCATTGCGAGTTTGCTGTTTTGATATATTCAAAACTTACAAAGAAACTTACAAAGAAACGCGTATACGAAATAGTTCAAGAAGCAGTCGAAATAGAAAAAGAATTTATTACAGAAGCAATACCATGTAGACTTATTGGTATGAATACAAAATTAATGTGTCAATATATTGAATTTGTAGCAGACCGTCTTTGTTTGCAATTAGGATATGATAAAATATACAATTCATCGAACCCGTTTGATTTTATGGAATTAATTAGTATTGAATCCAAAGTGAACTTTTTCGAACGCACCAATTCAGAATATGCATTGGCAAACAAAACAATTGATGAAGATATTTTCAAATTTACTGCGGATTTTTAGATGGAACAGGTTAGATATTTGAACATTGTAAAATGGTAAAATGATAACATATTATACATATTGTATATTGTCAATATATATAATTCAAATAATAGCTTAAATATATATGAATTTTTATTGTACAAATGTCAGAAACCCCGTCAATCCCATCTACATTTTCTCGAACTGCTTGCTTGCAAGACTTTTTAGATGATAGTAAAATTGCTTCACAGAAATTTAACAATTATTCGCAAAATGATAAAAATACGATAGCCAAAAATCAACAAGAATTTGGAAATCGTAAACGGATAAAACCATGACGCACAGGGACAAAAAGCCAACAACAAATTGTCCCAAAAGGATTCAAAAAAGGGTTTCGCGGATAGGTTATATAAATAGTATAATAGTATAAAAAATATGTGAATGACGAAATTTATATAGAATATATAAAATTATTGAATACATATTACAATAACAATATTTTCATAAATATTGTTATTTTCAAGCAAATTATCAGACCCTAAAAGAAGTATTTTTGGAACATCTGGTTTATGAATACATTGTGAACAATTGTCCGTGATAAATATATCTCATATGTAAAGGTATTGAAAAATATAAATTTACAAATTCTCTGTCAAAAAATGGATATTTTATTTTAGGAGAAAAATCTCTATTATATAACTGTTTTCGCACTTTCATATCATAATCAAAAATAGTATCGTTTTCTGAAAATTCAAAAAAATTCATAGGTGAAAAATGTATGATTTCATGATTGATGTCATCATAAATAGGTACATCGTTCATGGTTTTTGTTGTAATATTTTCAAAGAGTTTATCAACTATAAAATCGGCTATCCTATCAGATACAGGAAACATTTTCATTATAATGTTTTTTATGCATTTAGCGGATTTCGATAAAGATATTGAAAATCCATCATTACTTTTTGAGATTTGTTTTGAATTATGTAAACATGATAGATGTTCATGTGAAAAAGAATTTGCCCACGGTAAAATAATACTATTTGGAATTGCAAAATAAGGTTTGTTTACTATATTTGATAATTCCCATTTTGCAGAAACTTTCGATCCCAATTCATATAGTGTATAACATCCGGTAGAATCTGTGGATTCAGTCGATTCTACCTGATGTTTTTCTGTTGTAATTTCGATTGATGTATTATTCATATAAGTAAAAAAGGGTATCATCCCAAATAGGTCTTTCACTATGTATACTTTTGAAATATCAACCATATAATCATAATCAAATAAAATAAATGCAAACGATCCATCCAGGATTTGCAATAAATACTCAATACCATAACGTTTATAAATAATGATGATAATGTTCTCTAATTTAGTATGAATATCAATCTCTAACATTATACAAAGAGCTAATCGATTATATATTTCACCTTTCAATAATACTGTAATATCATTTTTAGATACAATTAATTTTTTATCCATAATAATTTGTATACCACATTGTGTAAGATTTTCATATATTTTTGTTTGTGGATTTAATACACAATGAATGGTCATTCTATATATATAATTGTAAAATCTTTATGTTTTTTTAATGAAAGTAAAATATATAGGTTAATTATACCATGTTCTCTGCAATTCAATCTCCAACTTTAGGAAAATCAAATTGTTCAAATTGTAAATCATATAAACCATCTACAGTGGATAATATGAATGTATCTTTCAAACCGATAAAAAACTCATGTGGAAACACTAATTTTATAGCAGTTGTCGAAGAAGATAATGAAATTATTAATATACCTAAAGATATGCAAATCGATGATGAAAGTGAAGAATTATATAAAACCGGTAATATTTATGCAAATATAAATGAGGAAGATGATAACAAAAATAATATTTTTAGTCTTAATAATGATTATGTGAAAACCTTTTATATAGGATCAGTAACTGTTGTTGGATTGTATATTTTATTTCGTATTTTGAATAAGACAAAATAAAACAAACTACTTATTTTTTTGTTATTTATTGAAGATATTTATTTATTTTTATTCATAATTTTATATTTTGAATCTGCTGTATACTTGCAATGCTACAAGACCACCAAAAATTTGTGCAACAATATAGGGAACAATTTCATTTACATCTAATTTACCTGCAGTAGCCATAACAATTGTTGTAGCTGGATTGATATGACCTCCAGAAATATTTGTAGTTAATAATATAGCAAGAGCAAGTGCAGCACCAATTGCAAGAGGGTTTCCTGTAGCTACAATAACATATACATAGAACATGGTTCCAAAAAATTCAGCTAAATAGTTATACATTTACTATATTGTATACTGTGAAAAAAAAGAATAGTATAGGGAAATGAAAATAGAAAAGTATATGGAAAATATAAGGCTGATAAAAAAGCATTATGAAAAAATATAAAATTGAATTCCAAATTTATATTTTTTGCATTGATATACTTTATTTAAACAAGAATCAATATATAACAACATGTTTATCGGAATCGCATTCGTAGCCTTTTATATTTTCATAGCATACAACAAATATAATACAAAAAAAGTATTATATATGAAGCATGAATTAGAAAACAAGAAATTCGAGTTAGAAAAATGTAAAAGTAAATATTCCCCACCATCAACAGATATTGACAAGATAAATATATATACAAAATTGCATGACAATGATAATAAGTTAAATAACACATTTGAAACATATGATATACTAAACGGATTAAATGGTATTGATTATTCATATATGCATCATTGGCAAATATAATATCACAGTCTGAAACATGTTTTTATTT